AAATAATTTAACTCTGTCATACTCTTATTTATATCATCAATTCAACTTCAGTTAAGATGATAAACTCCATATTTCTGTCCTTACACCACTCTTTTGCGTTCATCCACTTTGCTTCATTGACTGCAAAAGTACGAACCTCATTGATATATTTCTTAGTCTTGCGTTTGGGTGTTCTTGGGGGTTTGCATTGTACCTTGGGTTTGACTTCAACAACCCACTTCTTTGGGCCTGTATTAGTTTTAACCTTGACGTAGAAATCTGGGAAGTATCGGTGTATTTTACCATCAATGGGTGAACGGTAGGGTATAAAGAACTCTTCAGACCCCCATTCAACTATCTTATCATTCATATCACAATACACCATGAACTTACGCTCCCAGAGACTACGATAAATAATATTAGAGGGGTCACCCTTATATTTTTTTGGATTGGATGGACTATATCTTCCACGGTACGCCATTACATTACACCTAAATAAATAATATATAGAGATATTTATAGGATTGCACAATGAGCTCACCACATGAAAGAAATCAAAGTAACTTTACAAAAAACGCACATCGTGCTATGGCAGGGTCAAACTTTACTCCAGGCCAACTAGTATATCCAGAAGATTTGACTGATACAGGTCAAGGACATTATATACAATTTTTTGTAAACGAACAAAAAAATGCGAACATATCGTTTTCTGGTGGTTCTCCATCTGCAACATCTGGAACATCATATGGTGGTGGGGGTGGTACATCAACTCTATCTGTAAAAAGAGCACCAACAAAACGTATCGCTGGTTCAATCGCAATGTATATGCCTGCACAAGTATCCTTACAACAGGACGCAAAATATGGTGAGGTAGAGATTGGTGCAGCTACTGCTGCAGCGATTGCTGCATACAAAGGATTTCAAGATGGTGGAGACTTTACTGCTAGTGCAATTTCATCAATGGGTGCATTTGGTGATGTTGCAAAAGAATCTGGTGCAGAAGCATTAAGGACTGCATTAGATACTGCAGCGCCTGGTGCAAAAGCATCAATGCAAATATCAAGTGGTAAGGTTACAAATAATAGAATGGAAATGGTGTTTGAAGGTGTCAGTAGAAGAAGTTTCTCATTCTCATTCAAAATGATGCCCAAGTCTGAACAGGAAGCAAAGAATGTAGACCGTATTATTAATATGTTCAGATTTTATATGGCACCCTCATTTGATGGTGCTGCAGATACATCAAGAACATTTATTGTACCAGCAACATTTGATATCGAATACTATTTTAGTGGTGGTGCAAACAGATTTCTTAATAGGATTTCAACGTCAGTTTTAGAATCATGTAATGTTACATATGGTGGTGAACGAGTACAGTTCTTTAGACCGACAACAGGTGTTAATGGTGCTGGTGCTCCACCTGTAGAAACCAACATTGAATTACAATTTAAAGAACTGGAAGTTATCACCAGAGAAAAGATTGTCGAGGGGTTTTAAATGTCATATTTTTCAATGTTTCCAAATATATCGTATGATGCTAAAGGTGATGGTAGAGAAACCATTATGAAAGACATATTCCGTAGGATTAAAATTAAATCCAAAAATCAATTAATTGATTTCGATTTTTATGACGTACAGGATGGTGAAGCTCCAGAGATTATCGCACACAAGTATTATGGTGACCCAGAATTACACTGGACTATTCTACTTGCGAACAATATTGTGGATTACTATCATGATTGGCCAATGTCTCAACAGACGTTTGAACAGTATGTAAAAGAAAGATATGGTAATCCAGATGCAGTACATCATTACGAAGTTACTCAAACGTCTGGTGATACTACAGAAATAATAAATGTAGGAATGAATACTACAGATTATGCTTCTGCATCTGCAATATCTAACAACCAACACGAACAGTCGTTGCAAGAACAAAAGTCACGCATACGACTAATCCAACCAAGATTCATTGAGGATTTCGTAAAAGAATTTGAGACAAAAATTAAAGAAGGTGCATAATGGCTAAAAGTGACTTGCAATTTGCGGGCGAGTTTCTAGTTGAGGAGTGTAAACTACTTACAACCAAAGGACTAGAGATTGACATATCTGCATTAATTGAAAACATAAACATATATGAAGATATATTTTCCATGACAGTTAGTGGAGATATTCTTTTTAAAGACACAAACAACCTAGTGTTGAATGCTCCAATTATTGGAGAAGAGAAACTTTCACTCAAAATACAAACACCACAATCCTCTCCTAAGTTACACAATGACGATGAAACATCAGTTATTGATTATGTAACCACACCCTTACAAGTTTACAAAATCAATACAGTAACAAGTGTTGGTGAAACTGCACTGATGGTTTCATTAAACTTTACAACACAAGAAGCATTTCGTAATCAGACTTCAAAAATTTCACAATCATATAAAGGTGACCCTGCTGATATTGTAGAGAAGATATTGCGTGACCAGAACTATTTAGATTCCACCAGAAATTTATTTGTTGAACCGTCTGCAAATCATGTAAAGATGATTGTACCGAATAAAAAACCATTCATGGCTATTCAACATTTGTGTGAAATATCCAATTCAAAACAAAACGGTGAGTCTCCATCATACTTGTTTTATGAGACAACCAAAGGATTTCATTTTAGAACAATTGATGGATTGTGTACTCAAGAACCAGCAATGGTATATAAAGAGAACATTCCAAATCAGTTAACAAAAGAATCTACGATTGACCCTGTAAAAAACTTAGAAACTATCAATGAATATTCAGTTTTAAGTAGTAAAGATACTATATATAATATGAGTGAAGGGTTCTACTCTTCCAAATTAAGAGTGCATGATTTGTATAACAAAACTATCAAGGACTTTGATTATAGTTACTTGGAAACCTTTGACAAGGATACTCACACTGATGGCAAATCGCCCATTATCTCAAAAGCAACAGATGCTAGAACGCAAAAAGGATTGACTGATTATCCAGACACTAAACTGTATGTTTCCACAACAAGTGCAAGCAAACATTTTTATGAAACTGAGGATTACCCATATCAAAGTGACAATCTAGAGAAGACACTGCAAAGAAGAAAATCTAGACTTAGACAGTTACAACGAGGTATTAAGATGCAAATAACAACTCCAGGCCAAACATACATACAGGCAGGAGATATTGTTGAATTAAACATAGGTTCATCATCATCCGATACAGAGGATAAACTAGATAAACAATTATCTGGTAATCACCTTATCACTACAATCAGACACGAATTCAATATTGGGGCAGACCCTAGACATATGCTTTACATGGAAACTGTAAAGGATAGTCTGGAAGAAGATTTCCCATCATCAGGCCCACAGTACTCTAACACTGGGTCTGCGAAACGCATAGACGTATAAAGGAGGCAATAATAACAACTCAAGAAATCTTTGTCATGATAGTTAAATCACATAGAGAAGGAATTCACATGAAAGCGAAACAGAAACAAAAGTTAAAGAAGTTCACTAATTTTCAGAGACAAACAAGGGAGTTAGAACCTATGAAACCAGAAGAACATAAATATATAAAAGAGTTGTTAGAGAAAGTTGACTATGAAAACATATCACGAATTACAAGAGGGAGTTTACGACCCCAACATATTTAAAGCTATATTCATGGCTGGTGGGCCTGGAAGTGGTAAATCGTATGTAGCAAAACGTACCACTTCCGGCCTCGGTCTGAAAATGGTGAACAGTGATGACATCTATGAGAAGATGCTAAACGATGCTGGGATGGAAGCAAACCCAACAGATATCTATTCTGATAAAGGACAAGAAATTCGTGGGCGTGCAAAAGGTGTTACTTCTCGTATGAAAAAGACCTTCCTTGATGGACGTTTAGGACTTATCATTGACGGTACAGGTAAAGACTATGCTAAAATTGCAAAACAGGTGCAAGGTTTAAAGTTACTTGGATATGAGTGTTATATGATATTCGTAAATACCTCATTAGATACTGCACAAGAACAAAACGCAAAACGTAAACGTACTCTACCAGAAAAAGAAGTTGCTACCATGTGGAATGAAGTTCAATCAAACATTGGTGGGTTTCAGAGACTATTTGGTAACAGTAACTTCATCATTGTTGATAACAATATGGCTGGTGAAGATGTATTCTCAAGGGTATGGAAAAGATGTATGTTACTGATTCGCAAAAAAGTGACGAATCGCATCGCAAAATCATGGATTGCGAAGGAACTCGCTAAAAAGAATACAAATTAATTTACAAACCCTTGATTTTCAAGGGTTTTTTTTTGCAAAAACCTCTTGACATTGTTATCATAACATGGTAGCCTAACTATAGAAACTGAGAGAAGAGGTTATATTATGTACAATAGTTCAACAGATGCTTACCAAGGTGCTGCAAAAATCATGTCTCATGACTATGCAAACAAGTACGCTAATTACTGGTCAAAGAAACAAAAGGTAATTAAGACAGGTAAAGCAAACTTTAAAGATGCTGGTAGACAGAAAACTTACAATGCAGAATTCTCTGCAATTGCAGAGTACCGTTCAAAGTATCCTAACGATGTAAAATTCAAACGTCTGAACTGGAAACAGTCAGAACGATATTTCAAAAAGGTTGCAAAATCTAAAACCTATCAATCCCTGTGTAAGAAAGAAGATGCGTCACGTTATGGTCGATTAGACCCAGCACTTGAACTCGCACACTTTCGTGGTGCAACCGCTGGTCAAGCGACTTGGTATGGTACGATGCGTCTTCAAGAGAACAACTGTCCTTACACAATCATTCATGAGTTTGCTCACCTATGTGGTAATATGCACCATGACATTGGATTTCGTAGGGATGTAATTAAACTGTCTTCAAGGTTCTTTGGTACGGAGTTCGCAAAGATGCTCAAAGGTCAGTTCAAGAAATCAAAACTAAAAGTAACAGTATCACAACATATCATGACACCAGAGAAGTGGATTGAAAGTGTGATGCGAATGGAAAAGATAAGAGAAGGTAATATATGATGAAAATATACTTAGATATGGATGGAGTGCTTGTAGACTTCTTTGGGGGTCTGGAAAAGTATTTTGATGTAC